AAAAAAGGAAGGGCAAAAAATAAATAGTCGTGGGCTTTATCGGACAATGGAAAAGATAGTAGTTTATTTCTGTGGCATCCTTATATTCGAGGGTGCAAGAAATACTTTTAGCCTTCCTTTTAATATAACATACATGGCAGCGTTTTTAATGGCAGCCGTAGAGCTTACAAGTATTTCCGAAAACATTAAGCGGATTACAGGCGTTAATTTAGGGACTTTAATAACAAGATTTTTCAGACGTTAAAACAAATAATATGCAGACTAATTTAAAAGAGGCTTTAAAATCAGCCGACACAGTCAAATCGCCATTAGGTGATATTCAATGTTACTCAATGAATTTTGCCCAATTAGCTGGAGAAATAAACGTACACCTTGAAAACAACAAAATTAAGTTCACGTGGCGTGAATACATCCAGTTAGCCCAAATAATTTGGGACAAAATAAAGGAGACAAGCCGTGAATGCGCTGGCAAAGAGATAGAAATAAAATTACCTCCAAAATTATCAATCGTAGGGGCTGCTTTCGCGCTCATAGGATTTAAATTATAGGCGCAGAAGAATCGCTACCTTAGGCAGCCGAGGGGAGTAGATTAGTTTCTATTCCCCTTAAAAATTAAAATTATGGACAAAAAAGAATTTTGTATATTTTTGGATGCTGGTCATGGTGGCATTAATCCTAAAGTGAAATTACCTAATGGATATACTACTTTCCCATCTAAATGTAGTCAACACAATAATGGCACATTTCATTCTTATGGATGGTTTTTTGAGGGAGTGTTTAATCGGGCCGTTACCAATCTCATTGAAAATTATTTGAATGATTGGGGAATGACCACAATGAAAGTATATGATGAAATAATAGATACGCCTTTAAGTAAAAGAGTACAAAAGGCAAACTTTGCAGCTAAAAATTATAGTCGTTCTTTATATTTAAGTATTCACGGAAATGCAGCCGAAAATAAAAGTGCTAGGGGATTTGAGGTGTTTACATTTCCAGGACAAAGCGAATCGGATGTTTATGCAGAATATTTATACAAAGAGGTTAAAAAAGCATATCCTAATTGGGTTTTTCGTTCTGATATTACCGATGGGGATCATGACAAAGAAGAAAGGTTTTACGTACTAACCAAAACTTTGATGCCTTCGGTGTTATCTGAAAATGGTTTCTTTACCAATTTTCAAGATGCTAAAATGATGTTTGACCCATTATTTCAAAATACATTAGCAAGGTGCCATGCTAAAGCGGTTATTGACTATGCTGAATCAATTGGAGTGGTAATGTTTTAAATGAAAAGGGCTAGACATTTGCCTAACCCTCTTATTTACCACTAATTAACAAATTGCAAAATACCTAGTTTATAAATTTCTTTAACAAAGTTAACGCCAAATCTTTCGTAGCATCACCCATTGACTCCTTATAAATTTTGTACGCGATGGTTATCATTCTCCCTGGTTCCATCATATCCATCGGAGGTCTTTCATCTTTCATTAAAGGCTCCATATAAAATTTCAAAAGGAATAATCTTGCCTGTGTACCTTCCGCATATCTGATAGGTTTCGGATACAATTTAGAAATCTTTTCAATTTCTTTCCATGTGGTGATTTCAATACCATCTATTATTTCAACTTTTTGTTTCATCTTACTTTGTTTTGTTTATTTACTAATTGCTTCAACTTTATACTTGTTTATTTTTGCAACGTGACGAATTATTTGTCTGTGAAATTTTGTCAAAATCTTATTATACATACCATCCGTTAAAAGGTCGCTAAATCTTAATACTTGAATTGAATCAAACGTCTTATCAAATTTCCTGATTTTTTCATCACAAATAAATCCTTGTTTTTTAATTTGCTCACTTATTGGGTCAGCTAATAAACCATAATGTATGCCTATTTTTAATGGCTCCATTTCTTTATTTTCCATGTTTCATATAATTTTTAGCCTGAATAGCAAGAGTAAAACAATCTATTTCATCTTGACTTATTTTAGCTGATTTAAAATCTGGTTCAAATTTGTAGCCTTCGCGTTCGAAGATTTTTAAAAACATTTCTTTACTCCATTTTTTACCCTTTTGTTCTGGAGAAATATTGTAAGCTTCGCATCCATTGTCTTTAATCCATTCGTAGGCTATTCGAGAGGCTCCCTGATTCATGCCTACATTTCGGGATAGACGGGACAAAATAGCTCTGTTTGTCGAATTATTAAAGGTAATATTTTGTAGGCTTGAATCTTCTACCATTACAACAGGATTACCTAAATTTTTCCAAAAGATTGAATCTTTTAAAAAATCCAAAAACCTTTTATACCTTTTAAATTCAACTTCTTTATCCGGTAGAATAAAACAAGCAGCCATTCCGTTTAATCTTAATGCTGGGTCAACTCCTATAAATGTTCTCAAAATAATGATAATTGAAATGAAGTAATATTACGTCTAACTACTTTAGGAAGATCTTCCGGAACATTCTTTATAATTGTCCTTCGCTTCCTTCGTCTTATAATTTTCGTTTCGTTTATGCCATAAGCCTCTACGCCTTTATCAACAAAATTTATTTCCAAAAGGTAACCAAAAACTATTATAGTTCCAACAAAAAGAAACATTGTTATAAATTCCCCTCCTTCATAGTGTTCCTGTAATCCAAAGAATATTTCTATTAAAGCCACAATAGTCGCGCCTAATGCTATTTTAGGTGGATAAGTACTTCTACCTTTAGTAGGGTTTAGAAAGTCCATAAAAACGACGGCAAAACGACCTAATTGTAAAATACTGGCTGCGATGATAGCTAACCAAAAATCTATCGGGAGAAAGATGGCGGTTAGGTAGGCGTTAATGCCATAGGTCAGGACAATAGTAGCAAGCATAATCGTCGGGATATTATCCGAAATGCTTTCAAAAGTCCATTTAAACTGCAAGTTGTTAAAATTCTTTTCCATTTGGTTTGTTTGTTTTTTGTTTATAAAATTTAAAGTCTTTCAAGTTGTTTGTTTAACTTTTCTAAATGTGTCGTGTAATGTCTTATTGTTTCTTCTTTTAAGTAGTTAGCAAACATGGGCATGTCTAAAGATACATTATCTGTAGAGCATGAAGAAAAAGTTACAGTGTTTGCTTTAATTTGTTTTAAAGCTTTTAACATTGCTTCAATTTCTATTATATCAAAATAAATAGAAAGAATTAAGTTATATTCATTTTCATTATTTTCCATTTGTTTTTTTTTGTTTATAATAATTTAAGTTCTTGTTCTAATTCCCAAATTTCTTCTGTTAATTCATGAAGAGAATGATCCACAATAGTATCTATAAGTTCTTTGTCAAGAATAATAAAACTACTTTCATTAATTCTGCCAAATTTTATGTCATGTGTTTTTTTAAATTTTAAATTATTTATAATTTCTTTATTTCTATCTATTTTTTGTAAAATATCAGCTACTCTTTTAGCGTCTTCTAAATTCATGATGCTTGGTTTTTGTTTTTTAAAATTCGTTTGTTCTCTTTTTTAACGGGAAATTATCCGTTTTTATCTGCCAGTATTCAGCCATTAACGAGGCGCGAAATTTATAATCTCTATCGGTATGGTAGCCACTTTTATACACACATTTACAGATAGATTCGTACAATTTAATTCCTTTAATCTTGTAATTTGCTTTTTTGCAAGCGGCATACCTACCAGAATTTAATACGCTAGCCCAAAGCTTCATACCTTCTTCGGTGTTGGCTGCCTTCATAAATTTAGCACGGATATATTTATCCTTACCTCTGATAACTTCGCGCGTTTTGTAGGTAACTGATTGTTGACCTTTTAAAGCTTTCACGCCTCCAGCGTTTGCGTGTTTACGCCACAATTCTGTTTCAATTCCAGCACTGGTAGCCTCAATGATAAAGAAGCTATAAATCATAGAAATAGGGAAATCAGTCAATAAATGTACGTTCATTAGCATACTTTCATAGCAATATGCGATATAAATACGCCTTAATTTCGATTTATCAACTCCTTTTAAATTTCTGAATCCTCTACCTTCTAATGTTTGGCGTAGTTGTTCACCTGATAATTTACGAACTTCCCATCCATACGAGCGAGATCCGTAGGCGCTTTCATTTATCTCCTTTTTTTCGTCCTTGCCTTGAATAGTAAGCGACGTTATTTTGTGAACGTAAACCGTATCTTTTTGAATTATAGGAATAAAAGAGGTATAGTTATAGCTTGTATTTATTGGGCTATAAATCAACCCAACAACAAAAGCAACGCCAATGCCAGCGGCTACTTGATAAGGTAGGCGTTTGTTTTGTGGGACATAAGTCTCAATTATTGGATTTTTCATTATTGACCATATTTATTTAACTC